CAGTGTACTTCTTCATCCATCTACCCTTCTCTACCCAATTATTTGATGGCATATACTATCGTTTCCTTTTAAATAAATCAAAAGGAATATCAATCCCAATATTCCAATCATAATTACGCAAACCTTGACCTGACCTTATTTTTTCATAATCACCACTTATCATTGATTTACCAACAGGAAATCCAAAACTACCTTTAGTAAAAGGAGAACTTGCTGATACACTCAATCCACCTTTATCCAAACCACCTGAAAATTGCATACCTAATAAATCATAAATACTTTGCATATAATCTATATCTTCTTGTAATCCAACATCTTCTTTTTTTCTTGAAGAAGCATTAATAACTTTCATCTTACCTGATGGATATCTATTTCTAGTAACCTGATTCCACATTGTACT